ACTGGAGACACTAGCATTTCAAACACATCAGCCTTTAGTGATGCCTTATATGCAATCCTTGCGGCGGGTACAGTAAATCACAACTCATCTGGAAACAGCACAGTTGGCCCTTTTAGCACTGGAAGTTGGACAAATAGTTCGTCTAATCAAACAACATCGGTAACTAGGATAGGGCAAAGGTATGTCAGTTCATCATCCTCTGAAAATCTAGATGTTGATATAACAAGCGTTGCGTTAATCGGAGACCTAGCATGAGTAAAGCAGCAGAACTAGCCGCACTGATTGGTTCGCAGACGGCGTTGTCAAACAGGAACCTTGTCATCAACGGTGCGATGACTGTTGCGCAGCGGGGGACGTCACATACACAAAGTCCAAACAGCGGTAATTATCACACAGTAGATAGATTTTCTTACCGCCGCACAGGAACTTGGTCAGGCGTAACAGCGGTTGCTTTGTCACAAGAATCCAGTGGTGCGCCTAGCGGGTTTACTCATTTTCTTCGTTATGCCCCAACTGGTTCAGATTCAAGTACGCCTTCGGATACAGCTATGTACATAGATGCTAAACTAGAAGGAAATAGTGTTTCTTCATTGGCGTTAGGTACGTCTGCCGCTAAATCCTTTACGGTTTCTTTTTACGTTAGAAGTTCTGTTACAGGTACTTTTTCTGTTGGCTTTCAAAACAATGACAGTACAAAACATTCTTATGTAGCGGAGTACACAATAAATTCAGCGAATACTTGGGAGCAAAAAGAAATAACAGTAGACGCACCAACTTCAGGAACTTTTGAGACAGACACAAGCACTGGGTTAGCTTTTTACTTTATTGTTTCTGCTGATGCTTCTTCTTCAACTTATAGCACAAGCACTATTGGTTCTTGGTTATCTGCTACAGATGCTAGATGGAGTACCAATCAATCAGACGGTGTAACAACAGCAGCAAATCAAACCTTTGACATCACAGGCATCCAGCTTGAGGTAGGCGAACAGGCCACGCCGTTTGAACACCGCAGCTATGGCGATGAGTTGCGTAGGTGTCAGAGGTATTTTGCAAAAATTAGGGCGAATTGGTCAGGAGATACGACTAACGATGGTTCTTATAGAGCAAGTTATCAAAATGCTGTTGAAATGAGGGCAACGCCGACAGCTACTTGGACAAATATTTCCCAAGCGGGTTTTGATGCTGCGCACAATTCAGAGCAAATAACTACATACGGTGGTGGAGTATATAGACAATGTAATACGACTAGCGATGGTCGTTTATATTGGTCTGATGCAACACTAGATGCGGAGTTATAAAAATGAATATTACAAACGCACAATATGTTAATAAGTTAGAAACAAATGAAATAGACCACATTCACGTTACTGTTGATAGCATTGAAATGGACGTACCCCTTGACCCAGCCAACCGCCACTACGCAGAAATCATGCGTCAGGTAGACGCTGGCGAACTAACCATTGCGGATGCTGACTAAGATGGAAATGACTAGCTTGATTGATATGCTTATCGGCTTAGTCGTAGCTGGCGGTGCTTGGTGGGCTAACGGAATGTCACGTGAACAAAAGCGTGTAGAGATACTGTTAAACAAGACACGTGAGGAATACGCTACTCGTGTAGAGATGCGGGATGACATGCGCCGTGTAATGGAAGCACTTCACCGTGTAGAAGATAAACTAGATAAAGTATTAAGTAGGGAGTCACTCTAAATGGCAATGTTTAAAGCATTCAAGCCAGCCGCAATGAATAAGATTGCACAGGCTATGGGCTATCAAGGTGACATGAACCAGTTTCAACAGTTCATTGAAGGAGACCCTGCCCGTCAACAACAAATGAATATGTATACTAATGCTGCAAAACAAATGGCTAAAGGTGGTATGGTTAAGAAATTTGCTGTGGGCGGTACAACAACTAACCCGTCAGGCACACAAGCTGCTACACCTACAGTAACACAGCCAACACAAGCACCTGCTGGCACACCCGGTGTAACGCAGTACAGCGTAGAGCAGATGTATACCCCCGGTGTACCTGTAGGTGGTACTACAATCGCTGCAGAAACAGCGCAGACAGCACAACAAGACATTGCTGCTGGTACAGGTGCTATTACTGGTCAGGTGGCTGTGCCAACAGCTACGGCTGCTACAGCACAAGCAGCACCTATTCAACAAACACAAGCTAATGTGATGCAAGCTGCACAGGCAGCACCTGCAGTAGATGCAGCTATGACTGCTACTCAAGCTGCTCAAGCTAACCCACAAGACCCACGTGCGCAGATTACTGCAGCACAGCAGACATCTTCTTCTGTAGGTAATCTACAGGCTGCACAGGGTAATGCAATCCTAATTAACAATCCAGTACAGCGTCAGATACAAACAGGTGAACTTATCACAGGCACAGGTGTTGACGCTACACTAGCTGCACAGACCGCTGCACAGACACAAGCTGCTGCTGCACAAGCTAACCCAAGCCAGCAGGCAATGGTACAAGATCAATTATCTGGCTTGATGAACCAGTTTGTTGGTGGTGCTACACCAGCGTGGGCTGCAGGTGCTATTCGTACTGCTAATGCTACTATGGCTGCACGTGGACTAGGCGCATCTTCTCTTGCTGGTCAAGCAATTGTACAGGCAGCTATGGAATCAGCTATGCCTATTGCAATGGCAGACGCACAGACAGTAGCTAAGTTTGAATCACAGAACTTATCTAACAGGCAGCAGTCAGCAATGCTTGCTGCAGAGCAACGTGCTAAGTTTATGGGTCAGGAGTTTGACCAGACATTCCAACAGAAGGTAATGAATGCTAGTAAGATTAGTGACATTGCCAATCAAAACTTTACAGCAGAACAGCAGGTACAGCTAGAGAATAGTCGTGCTGCTAATACAATGAACCTTAACAACTTGTCTAATTCACAGGCTCTTGTAATGTCAGAAGCTGCAGCACTAGCACAGTTGGATGTATCTAATCTCAACAACCGCCAGCAGTCTGCGGTACAAAACGCACAGAACTTTTTGCAGGTTGATATGGCTAACTTATCTAACCAGCAACAAACTGAATTGTTTAAGTCGCAACAGCGTGTACAGTCTTTGTTTACAGATCAAGCTGCTACAAATGCAGCCGCACAGTTTAATGCCTCTAGTCAAAATCAAGTGGACCAGTTTTTTGCTAATTTAGGTTCTCAAGTATCACAGTTTAATGCTACGCAACAAAACGCACAGTCTCAGTTTAACTCAGGTCAAACTAATACAGTCGCACGTTTTAATGCTGAACTAAATAATCAACGTGACCAGTTTAATGCACAGAACCAGATGGTGATTGCGCAATCTAATGCACAGTGGCGTAGACAAATTGCTACTGCAGACACTGCAGCAGTTAATCGTGCTAACGAACTTAACGCTAATGCTATATTGGATATTAGTAAAACAGCGTATGATAATCTGTGGAACTACTATGCAGACTCTATGGAGTGGGCATGGGAATCTTCAGATAATGAATTAGATAGACAGGTTCAATTAGCAGTTGCTAAACTACAGGCAGATAGCAGTGCCGATTTAGCAAACATCAAAAAAGACTACGAATCAAGTAAGTCTGTTGGTGGTTTTGTAATGGACGTACTTAAACTTGGTTCTACAACAGGCTGGTCATTCGGATTTTAATAAGTAAAAGGTATAATTTAATGGACACAAATCTAATTAAAAATGCTATTATAAATACTAAAGTGAGTATAAATAGAGAACAGCAAACTGAGCCTCAACCAGTTAGCAATAATATGGGCTTGCTTTCTCGTACTAAAAGTGCTACAATGACAGATAAGCCACAAGAACATGAATCTATTCGTCTAGCTAAAATGATTAAAGGTAAATTTAATAATGCTTGAACGTGACGAAAATCCCATAGTAGATGCACCTATTCCCGGACAGTCTTTAACTGCTCCTTTAGGGGATAGACCTTGGCAGCGTCCTGCTCGTTTTACAAAAGCAGACGAAACTCTTGCTTTTTATATTGAACGAATCACAACGCCACGTGCTGCTAACCAGATGTTTGACATCTTAGAAATGGGAGTTCCTATTGCTAGTCTTGTTGACGTTATGCAACTAGGCGGTGTAATGGAAGGGTTGCATAGTGTTGATGTAGGCATAATTATTTCACCTGCTCTTGCTGAAGCAATTGAAGGTATGGCAAAAGCTGCTGAAGTAGAATATTCAGTAACAGGTACAGATGCTAATGATAAAAAACCAGATGATACGCAAATCTCACTTGCGTTGAGTTCTCTTGCCGAAGAAAAAGTAGAAGAGTCTGGTATTATGGAAAAATTACAAGACGATCAACCTACGCAAACTGAAGAGCCTAAAGGTTTAATGGCAAGGAGAAATTCAAATGGCGTTTAGTTTTCAGGGATTTGCAACAGGTGTAGCAGAACGCGGTTCTGAAATAATTCAAGAAGAGTTTAAAAAAGCAGAAGATTTAGTAGACAACTCTATTAAAATGTGGACTGAAATGGGTCTGCCCGTATACCGTGCTAGAAAAAAACAACGCCGTGAATTAGAGCAAGTTGCTGATTTTCTTAAAGGAAAGGGTTTCTCTAACGATCAGATATATACAGCCATGCGTCAGGGTCAGCATAAAAGCGTTGTTGACTACGTAAAAAAATACGAACTTGATACTAAGAAAAAGTTTGCTGCTCCTATGGCGGCTGATGTAATTAGTTTTTCTGGTGATTATAAAGATACTGGTATGACTATGGCTCAAGTCCTTGATGGCGTTATGGGTAAAGTAAATTCTGGTATGGGACTAACGGATGCTATTGCCGATACTACAGGAAAAGATATGTTCGGTCTTACTGGAAAAATTATGCAGCAAAGAGCCGGAGCAATACAATCTACTTTTGGTATTAATCCAGAAGAAATGATGGGATTAGCATCTGGTGACTTTGAGTACGGTGAAAAACTAGGCGGTACTATTACTTTGCCGGGTACTGGTACAGCTAAACTCACAGGTCAAGCTGGTAGATATGGTCGTTTCTTTAGATTGTTCGGTAATGAATTAGGGTTTAAAGCAGATTATGACTCTGTTAATAATAGACCTGTTTATCCTGATGAAGCTGCAGACAAAGCAGGTCAGGCCATGATGTTGGCTACAAGGGGCAATGTTATTGTTGCTAAACTTATGCAAGAGGACCCTTCACTTACCATTGAAGAAGCGGAACAAAAGGCGGCGCAACAAATCTTAAAAGAATTGCGCACACCGGACGCTGGCGCAGGTGATGACACAGGTGATGGCAATGAAAACTTACCGGGTACGAGAACCGATAAAACTTTATCTGATGAAGAAGCTGAAAAATTAAACGCACTGACAGAGCAAATAGCAGGAAACTTAGTTCCTGAAATGGGCATACCCAGAACTGCAGAAGACGGACAACAAATGAAACAACAGCTAATTGATTTATATATCTCTTTTGGGTTTAATCCAAATGACGCTCAAAAAATGGCAGAGTTTCAATTCGGTTTAATTTTAGATCAAGCAGAAAGCAGAATAAGAGAACGACAGAGAAATGAGCGTCTTCGCAATATACCTATGATGCCAGACGACCCAGCAGCGTAGGGGTAATTATGCAGCGCAAATATTCTCAAAAAGACAACTTAACAAAAGAAGATTTGTTAAAAGACTTTGAGTTTTACGATGATGCTAAAAAATTCTTAGCAGAACGTGAAGGCAAAAAAGATTTAACAAAACCTACAGAAGTGTACGATGCTTTTATGGAGCATATGCGCTTTCATAATGTTAATGAAGTAACTACAATACGTGACTTGGAGTATGCGCAAAACGCAAGCCAAGAAGGTAAACTGCGTTTTGCAAACTTGATTGACGCTTACGACAGACTAGACGGTGAAGTATCTTTAACTTCTGCACTTGACTACGCAGAGGGTATTGCTACTGCACCGTCTACTTATTTGGGGATTATATCAGGCGGCACAGGTAAAGCTGCAGCATATGGTGCTACACAAGCCACTAAGATGGGTGTGCGTAAAATACTAGCAGAAGCTGCGAAGCGTTCAGCCAAAGCTGCAGCGGTAGAAGGTGCTATTGGCGCAGGTCAAGGTGCAGTACAAGAAGAAGTACGTGTCGAAACAGGTATGCAAGAAAAAATTAATACAGATAAAGTTGTGCAATCTGGTTTAATTGCGGGTGGCACAGGTGGACTACTTAATTTACCTATACAAGCATTAAATGTAAAACGTGCCAATAAAGCAAATGAAATGCTGGCTCAAGCAGAATTTAGTCGTGCTAGAAAAGCTAACATAGCTGCGGAAAAAACAAAAGAAACAAAAAAGAATACTTCTAAAGCTGAATTTAAAAAAGCCACAGAAGTTTTAGATGCACTGCCAGAAGAAAAAGTGAAAGCAGGTAGACGATTAAAGCAAATGTCATCAAAAGCAGACTCAACAGAAGTTGGTCTACCTTTAGAAGTAAAAGAAAACATTGCAGCAGCAGCTATCCGCATACGTGATAAACTTAACCTAGAACCTAATGAACGAATTACCAGTGGCATTTTTCGTGCTATGCAAGATGGTAAAATTACCGATGAAGTAGATGGTGTAAAAGAAATACTAGAAGAACATAACTTGTCATATGATGAGTTTTCATTGCTGTATTTGGCTGAAGTATCTGATGCTGGTAAAACGCTGCAGCAAGTAGGCGCAGTGAAAAAAACTATGCAAGGCACAGCGCAAGCAGCGCAGAAAGAAGTAGAGAAGTTAGTAGCGGCTGTTGATGGTCTAAACAAAGGCGGTAAATCAGGTATTAATGCAGATCAAGCTAAAGATGTAATACAAAGTACAAACAAAGCATATCAAGTTGCACAAGATATAGATAAACTACGTTTAGGTGTGATGACTTCACAGCCAGCAACGACTATGCGTAACAACCTAAACGGCGGTTTTCGTGTAGCTATTGATGCTACTACGCGAACATTTGATAATGTATTTAATCTACGTAATCCTATGGATGGCACGTTTGATGTAGCTAAGTATATGCTCAATCCCTATGAAGCAAATGTTGTACAAAAATTATTCAAAGAAACTTTTCTAGAGCAAGGTGCTAAACTGTTTCGTGAGGCAGCAGACATTGAAGCAGCTAAGTCGGGTGAGACTGTACTTGCTACACTAGGAAGAAAAGTAAACATACTAAATACTGCATCTGATAACTTTTTTAAGAGAGCAGTCATTGCCGCTTCTTTGCGCCGTAGAGTATCAGATGCTAACTTACCTATGTCAGATAGGTTAAAACAGCTAATGCTACGTAACAGAATGTCGCGTCAGATGAGTGCAGAGCAAGTTGACGAAGTGTTGTCGAAAGCAAGTAAAGATGACATAGCTAAGTTAATGGACGAATACGGCGATTTAAATTCAAAGAAAACATTACAGCTAGAAGATTTGATTGAAACAAACTCATTAGCACAAATGCCGGATGAAATGTTAAAAGATTCAATTGCAGACGCTTATGAGTTTGTATATCAAGCACCAATGACAGGTAAGAATATGCCAAGTGCATTTGCACGTGGTGTAATTAAAGCGCATCATGCTGCGCCTTTCCTTATCTCTAGTTTCATGCCATTCCCAAGATTTGTAGCTAATCAATTAAAATTTGTGTATGAACATATGCCACTTGTAGGTATGATGCATCTAGATAGATTGGGTGCAAAAACTGCAAAGGCTCCGGGTTATTACAAAGATATGTTTGCCAAGCAAGCAACGGGTGCTGTTATGCTTACCGCTGCATATAACTGGCGGCTAAAACAAGGGGAAACAGAACACTGGTATGAGTTTAAAGATAACAACGGCAATGTAATAGATGGCAGACCTGTGTATGGTCCCTTTGCTCCATTTATGCTACTTGCAGACACTATATACAGATATCAGAATGACCAGATGCCAGCACGTCCTGTACAATATTATGGTAGAGCAATAGGTGAATCCCTGTTAGGTTCAACCCTTAGAACAGGTTTAGGTTTATACACGCTAGATAAATTTGCAAGTGATCTAGGTTCTGGTGAGTTAGAGAAAACAGGCGGTGAGTTTGTTGGTAATCTAGTAAATACTTTCTTAATACCTGCATCTGCAGTACGCGATTTATACGCACAATTTGATAGAGATGCTAGGGGTATACCTGAAACTAGAACGGGTGAATATAATTTTTATGACGTTTTGTACACACGTGGGACACGCTCATTACCTAAAAACTTTGTTGGGGATGCAACAGAAGGTTATGCTAAATATTTTGATGAAGCGCAAAGAGCAAGATCACCTTTCCAAACAGGCGAATTAACTCAAGTCAACCCTCTTGAAAAACAAATGTTTGGTTTATCTAAACGTCCAGCTAAAAATGTATTACAGAATGAAATGGGCAGATTAAATCTGACACCCTATGACTTGTACAGACGTGACCCAAATGACCAGCTTGATTTTTATATACGTCAAGAACTTTCTAAAGAGGGAAGTCCGTATAATCTAAACGAAGTCATGGAAGGTGTGATTAAATCTGAAAGATATCAGTCTATGAACATAGATGAAAAACGTGCATTGCTTAATGATAGGGCTAAAGCACTTATTACAGATGTTCGTAACTCTGCCAGAGAACGCATAGAAAGAGAGGCAGGTTCTACAGATGCCAAATATACATCTCTTGACAGAATGAATTGGGAGAAAATGGATAGACTAACCAAGAACAGAATTGACAGAGAATATAAAGAAGACTTTGGTGGCGAATCTGTGTCTTCTGACAGAGATAAAACTATTACGTTACCGGATGGAAGTAGAATGAACGTCTTACAGTGGGCAATATTTAGATCGAAGAGTAAATCAGAATAATGGATAGAAAAGAATATACTTTAGCTTCGCAGTTAGTTGATGCAGACGAGATGCAGTCACCTGATGACATGATGTTGTCTGGTCCATCAACAGATTTCAGCTACATGTCACGTAAGGAAACACCTGCCCAAGCTGCTTTACGTAAGGCTGAAGCAGGTAAGCTGGCTACAGGTCTGGCTGACATGACTGCGGATGTGACACCCTTTGTGGGTGGGGCTAAAGCTGCCACTGAATTGCCTGATGATTTGTCCTACGCCAAGGCACTTGTAGCAGAAGGCTACGATGAATCTGACATAAAGAAGATGGGTCTTGGTGGTGCTTACACTGCTCTGTCTATACTTGGTTTATTACCCGGAGTAAAGATCGGTACTGATGTAGTCAAGGCTGGTATCAAGTCTTCTGTAAAGGACAGTGTTAAGCCTTCTGTAAAAGATCAGATGGAGAACTTGATTACACCTAAACGTGCGGAGCAGCTAGAGAAAGCTAAGTCGCTACCTGCAGAAGAACGTAGACGCTACCTAAGAGAAGCTAATAGACCTGCCCCTAAAGTATTTCACGGCGCAAGAAACATAAGTAAAAAGTCAGATAATTTTTCCTCAATGATGAAAATGGAAGAGTTTCAATACAAGTATATGAAAAACGCAAAAACACTAGCGACTACAAATGAATTAAATTTTAAAGCTGCATTTGATAATAAAAAAGAAATGCCCTTAGAAGATTTATTACGTAGTGATAGCAGTTTTGGGGCTATGATTCCTGAAGAAATAGCAGAATATAAAGAAGGAGTATTGCCTACATTTGAGCCGTATCCAGCGGATATAAGATTTAGTCCAAGAGTTGTGGACACTAAATCTGCTAATAACGAGGCGGGTTTTGATGTTATCTATGATGAAAATTACGTAGACCTTATAGACGATACTGATGCTGTAATAGGGGAAGTACCTTTGCGAAACGGTTCCGTAAATAGAGCAGATTTAGAATCTGCATTAGAGCGTATCAATAAAGATACGCATAGCAAAGTTAAAGATGTATATGAAACAATAAAATTTGAAAGTAAAGGCGATCAACTAGAAAAAGAAGGCTTTGCTCCTTATGAAGCAGCTGGACCACTTTCAGGTGGAAGTAGGCGCACAAAGTTTATGGGAGATTCCTCTGGTTTTGGGAGCGATAGAACTGGTCAGCATATGGAACTGAGGGGCATAAAAGCCTTGTCTACTTCACGTGATCCTCTTGTGTCAATGAAAGATGCATTTGGTAACAGGGTACTTGCCAATTTAGTTTACGCCGACTTACCTAAAGCTGAACAAAGAAATCTATCTGCCGAAGAATACCAATCATTAATAAGACGTGGTGATCCAGAAGGGGCGGCACTACGAGAAGAAATACTTGGCGGTGAAGGAATACCTTTATCTTTTCCTAAAAGCGCACACGATGAAGCAGAGGTAGCACTGACAAAACCGCAAGAACTTGATGTAAAAAGATTATCTAGGGATGATAAAAGACTAAACCCCAGCGAGAATATTGAAAAGCTACCCACTAAAGGCACAGGTAAACTACCTCTTGCTGAACGAGTAGCTGAAGGTCAAAGACTTGTAAACAGACTGTTCTCTCAAGCTGAAAAGTTAAATAAAATTAATCGACATGAGTACCGTAGTGACGCTACGTTTACTCAGGACTATTACAGCACCCTTAGAAATATGTTTAAGGATGCTCAATCTCTAGGTAAGTATACTGAACAATACGGTGCTAGAGGTACATACGATTCATTCTTAGAAACAGTAGCGCAAAACTCTAGCTTCAAGGCATCTCTTGATAAAGCAGTAAAACGTATGCCAGATGGCGAAAAGAAAAGAAACATGCAGGTGTTACATGAAGTTTTAGATACTATGGCATTCGCACCACAAGATGCAACAAAAAGAGCAAGAAGAGAAACTAAAGGAATGAGTGACAAAGACCTAAACAAGCTTCTATTTGACAGACCTACTATTAAAGGCACTCGCCAGCCAGCCTTAACTATAAAGGAATCACTAGAAGATTTAGGGTACAATGACTATAAACGCATGGCATTTCTCATAACGCAAAAACTAAATCGTGGTGGACTTATGGTTAAAAAATAACCCGCCACCATCTATCTAACGATTGTCACCAGAACCTTGAAGCTGGCCCCTAGATTTGCGGTCAGCCAGTTTCTCAAGATTGTCTTCCATGACTTTGCCAAGGTTTACTCCTAACTCTTTTGACAGCACAGCAATATACCAACATACATCACCTAACTCCTTTGTAATCTCTGCACGTTTAGCAGGGTTATCGCCATCACGTATCAGCTTCTTAGCCTTGTTAGCAATCTCACCTGCTTCACCCGCCAGTCCTAACGTCAAGTACGCTAGGGCTGTTTCTTTTGGGAAAATGGCTGTAGTACAGGCTCTGTTCTGATAGTCTGATGCGGTTATGCCACTCATTTGTTTCTCCTTCATCCACTGTTTAGCTTCTTGCTCTAGCTTCTTCATTACGTTGTACCTTTTGTAAGTTCACATGGTAGGCAGTATCCCAACCTCGCTGCCATTCCCTTGCTTGCATTGTATTAGGGTCAATGGGGCAGCGTAGCTTGCCCTTCCTAAACGCTTCCTGCCCCCACTCAAACTGAATCCTTAGTGGGGCATCGTACTTACTAAGACCATTACGCCGCATTCTGCATCTCCTTAATCTGGTAATTGAAAAGTTTGATTGCTGCTACTTTATCAATCTTAAACCACTCTCCTCTACGTTCATCGGCAAAGTGTTCAAAGATTTTGTGCATCTCACGTTCCTTTGTGTGTCTGTCTTTTGTTGGCATCTTAGCTGCCACTTTGTAGTCACGAAATGGTGATGATGTTTGATAGCCGTTAAGTCGATCATCAGAATTAACAGCCTTCCCTACCTTAACCCAATCAGGCCAAGCTGTATTGACAATGATGTACACTTCACCCTCGTTAACACTTTCAATCTTGTTATGTGACCATGCGTCATCTAGTGATTTGTATCTACCCGGCTTGTGCAGGGGGTGTGATGAAGGAATGTATTTACCGTTTACAAACATGCGATTAGTATTCTTTGCAGCATGTGTTGACACACGTTGGCGGTATCCGCTAGGGCTATAGTACCACCAATCACCGTCTTCAAACACAGCTTCAGACTTTATGTAATTTTTATTTACCTTTAGTAAGTCCAACATTCTTATTCTCCTTATCTTCTGTTTTAGGAAAGTATTTAACAAGCATCTCTAGCTTGTCGTGGTAGTTAGCAATCTCTTCTAATTCCGTTTCAATTGCCTCTTGAATATCTTGATGCTCACCAATGCCAACGGGATGCGTCAGCAGGATTTCAATGTTGGCCTTATGTTTATTCATATGACCTATTAGATGCGAAGTCTGCGCATCAATCAGCATGTTTCTCATTCTCCTTCTCCTTCTCTTTTTGTTTTAGTTTCTGCCATTCTTCATAGCTAGGGTGACTACGTGGGGGGTTGTACTGTACCCAACCATCCCCACGCTTCCACACTAACTTACCACTAAGCTGCTGCGATGTCAACTATTTCACAGACACCAGCAGTACAGGCTAACTCACGCCCACCTGATGTGGTATCTTCCTTTTCAAAGTCACTCAGCTTAGTCCAGTTAACCTTCTTAGGCATCTTCTTTTGGAACTCAGTGTATTGTTCCGCATCAATGTCCTGATAAGGTGCTTGCTGGTATGTATGTTCACTGAATGGTAGGAAGCTAATGCCACTCACCTCATCAAAGTGTTCATATACCCACGCACCTACATCCATCCACTCATTCTCTTTGACTGAGATAGTGACTGAAGGCTTGTGTTCACACCAATGACGCTGATAGGTAAGCCACAGTTCAAGCTGTTCAATGGCAGTCATACCAGTACGTGTTACCGCACCTTTGGGTGACTTCATTGGAAAGCTAAACACTGTAGTGCTATCAGGCTTCATTACGTCAGGCTCCGCTGGGATACCTTCAGCAATCAAGAACTGCGTCAGTGGGTCTTTGTTATCGCCACGTACTGTACGAATGTAGTACGGATTGTGACGTGCGTGAATACCGCTGGCTGCATCAGTAAGCTGTGACACAGTACCACTAGGCTTGACACAAGTGACAGCCGTAGACTGTGGGATTTTAAGCTGCTTAGACATAGCTTCGTTAACAATCACTGCCTCTGCACGTAAGATTTCAAGTGCAGTCTCTAGCTTACCACCAGAAGTGGCAGTCAAAGAATTGTCCATGATGCCTGTCAGTGACACGCCAAGCAACCGTTCTTCTTCAGTATTCTTCTGCCAAATCTTACGCAGATACTTGAAGTTAGTTAGTGTCGCTTGGAATGTACCCAAGATTGTAGCCAACCGTACCTTCTCTTTTAGCGTAGCAAGAGTGTCTGACTCACGTACTACTACCTCAGACAAGTTACAGAACTGATATGGACGCAAGATAATTTCACTACAAGGGTTGCAACCGAAATCATGTTCTGTCTCACGTCTGCCATTCTTAGCTGCTTGCTTCTTAGCTGACTGGCGATTGAAGATACCACGCTCACCTGACTTGCTGTCGTACAAAGACAACCACTCACGCATGAATGTACCCATTTCAGGCTTAGTCTTGTATGCCACAGAGTTATTAGCCAACGCACGTTGACCCTCATTCTCCCACCACTGACCTGACTTGGCATGTGCCATCTGGTCATCATTAAGATTAGACAATGAAATCAATGCACTACGGCGTACACCACCGACAACTACAACCTCACCAATCTTACACATGATGTCGTGACATTCGATTGGATACAGCCTACGTCCAGCAGCACCCTTGAACTTTTGAATACAGAACTCAAACAGTTCTACAAGAGGCTGTGGACCTGATGCACGACCACCAAATGTCTTTAGCCGTGCGCCAGCAGGACGTACTTCGCTGACATCGAACTTAGGTATTTGTCCACTGTACAACATAGCAATCAGTTCTTTCAGTGACTTAGCCCAACCCGGACGTGAATCACCAACTTTAATTACTGTATCTGTATTATGGAACTCTTCGCTAACCATCGGTAGCTTCTCAATGCAGTGACGCTCAACGCTGAAGCCAACGCCAGTGCCGCACATAAGAATGTACATAGACTCATCAAAGGCACGAGGGCTATCTACAGGCACGTAAGAACAGTTATATCCACCTACGTGGCAGCGGTCTAGTGCTGGGCCAGCAGTCATCAATGCCCTCATAGAAGGCATGATAGACTGGTTGAGTACAGCTTCTTCCAGTTCACCTCTTAGTGTATCTGGTAGCTTATAGCCATTGTTAGAAAGCAAATGGCTAGACATATAATCAAAGTATCTGGTGACAGTTTCACCCCATGTCTCCCTTCGTTGTTCGTCTTCTTTCCACCTTGCATAGCGTGAAAGTGCTATGAAGTTTTGATAGTCTGTTGGTAGTGTATTACTGATCATCTCTTTACTCCGTTACCGTTCTAATATTTTTGATAGAGGCACCTTCTATGTCATAAAAGTATTCGTTGATGCCATCTTCTAATTCCTCACCTACTCTTCCATCGGCGGGTATGGGGTATTCGTCTTCGTCTACGTCAAGGGTAATGAACATCTTAACTCTTATCATGTGCCATTACCTCTTCAATCAACTTATCTAGATACCACTGTGCTTTCTTCAAGTCTTCTAGTGGTTTGTCTTTGTAGTCAAAACGCCATAGATACTTCATAATATTGCCTTGCAGGTAATACTTAAACCCGTCACCAGTTGCAGCAGAGATAGCATGGATACATTCTATGCCCGTCTGGTTGTAGTGAGGTGGACTATTGACCATATCAACATTGCCCCAAGCTACTTTACCTGCCTGTTCGTTTTCTTCCATCATCTTTGCTTTCATAAATGCGTCATGCCTCATGCGGAACCTCCTGTCTTTGTGTTGAAGGACAAATGTACTACATTACCATCATATGTTTTTTCTACACCTGCCTCTTCCTCTAGTTCTACATCAATATCCATCTCTGTGTCAATAACTTTTGACACATATTCGTGTACAATATTGCGTAGTTCTTCCACCTCTTCCATAACAGGAACAGAAGCACACATCATCTTAGCAAAGTGCATCACTTGATAATAGTCTTCGTCATCCATAGGATTGTCTGGCATTGCCATAATAGATATGTCAACTTCACCTGACCACTTACCGTCATCATCAGCGAATGGCCTGACACGGATAAGGAAATCTTCCTCGCTTACTTCACTAGCTAGTTTCTCCATCATACTCATAGTTATCTCCTTTTCACCTTTGTGCCGCCAAACTTGATAAACTTTGGATGCTTGTTATTACCCTTCTCCTTCAACCAATCTTCAGGGATTATCCTGTCATAGTATCTAAAGCCATACTTAATACACCATTCACCGTAGGTAGACTTAGCACCCTTACGTAACTTACGTCTGCTGCTTTCAAATACGAAACGAATATCCAATTTAGGATGTTGCTTCTTGATAGCTAGATGCTTGCGTCTATCTGCTGCGGTGAACATACCCTTTGTTTCAATAATGATTCCGTTGGACAGAACGAAGTCAGGTGTGTAGGTTCTATATGCTAAGTCTTCCCACTCAATCTTAACCTGCTCATACAGAAAGTCAACCTTCTGTTCCTTGAGATAGTCAGACACCTTGAGTTCAAGACCACTACGATACCCATATTTCCGTGCTGCCCTAAATTGTTTTGCGTTAGGCAATTACATCACCTATATAACTTACTGTAGGTGGGTTCTTTGCCTGTGACTTTACAGATGGACGCTCAGTAAGATCAGGCCAACAGTCAAAACGATAGCTACAGAATTTACATCCGTTATTAAGGACTTTATTACCTGTGGGCTTGCCACGAAAAGTTTCAAGCACTGGTTCAAAACATCTTTCAAACTTGTTCTCCTTTACTGTCTGTACTGTTGTCTTAATCTTGGCAAGTTCAGTGTCCATGTCAAGACCTGTAGCTGGTACATATTTAAAGTGACCATTGGCTTTGTTTATTACCCACCAGCCACCTGCACGTTTGCCAGATGCTTTTGCATAGCCAGCTAATTGACCTATGTAACCAAACCCATCACCACTGGCAAGGGTGTCAAAGGAATCAAATTTGTTTCTGTATGACCAGTCTGAAGCTGATTTAATATCATCGACAGCATCGTTAATGACAATATCATATGAGCCGTTAATGCTAGTATCCCCAACGTCAAGAGTAACTTTTTCAGTATCCTCATACTTAACACCTGCTTCCTTGAGTACGCCTTTGAAGACAGCTTCTACAATGTCTCCAAGCATCATGTTCATCATAAAATTAGTTGGCATTGGTATCGCTACTTCTGGCTTATTCTTTTCATACCAGAGTTGGCAAGTGGGGCGACCCACATTAGACATTCGTATTCTGAAATCGCCCCGACTTTTACCGCTGCCAAACTGCCTACGCAATGCGTCAGCTACATCTGTGGCTACCTGTTGAATGGTATCCTCAGTCATAGCACTGTCACCGCGAACCGCATCAGTCATATACTGATGCAGTGTTAGTTCAGCGGGGTGGTTCATTATGCGGCATCCTCTTCATCAATCTCAATGTCAACGATACCATCTACCACATCTACATCGGCATCACTCATTTTTTCAGTAGCTTTTTCTGACCAAGAGTTGAGGATGTAGCTATTGTAGTTATCCACCCAAGAAACGAAGTCAGCAAACAAGTCATGCTGTTCTTTCATTATGTCCAGCATAGCTGTGGTATCAAGCGAAGCCAAAGGCACGTAGTAAGATGCGCCTGTTGGAATCTTACGCTCATCCGATTTTAAGTGGATGACGTGGTTGATTGGAAGAAGTGACATCTTAGCCAAAGTAGCAAAGCTTTTACCTAACTCAGCGAAGGCATCACGGTTATCAATCTCCCACACAACAGGTGTGTCAGATACGTCTACGGGATTGCCCTTATCGTCTGTAGGGTTAATCATCTCAACAGTACCAAGCACTACACGAACACGCTTAATGGATTTAAGCAGGTCTTGCATTTTCTCTGGCAATGCCTTGAAGTCTTTGATGTACCCTGCGGGTTTCCCACAATTAAATCCACCATCATTATCCTTGAGGTCAGACTGAAGTTTAGCATCCGTAGTCATAACACTCTTGATGTAACGGTTAGGACTTTTACCAGAGGCCTGTACAAAACGCTTGTACATGAAGCGTTGCAGGAATGGACGCAGTTTAATCTCTGAAGCGTAGTAAGTCGGGCCATCTGGAATTTCCATCTTGTATGTACCTGCTTCTACAACCTCAACATTAACTGTCTTACCATTAACTTCGGCTGGCCCCATAATAGGGGAATGATGTATGCGTAGACGTGCTAGAGAACTGCTGGACGAACCTGTTTGTTTTTCGTTAGCAATACCCATAGCCTCTGCCATAGCAGCATAGTTGTTTGTATCAATAGTCGTAAGTTGTGACATATATTTCTCCTTTCATAAAAACAATGAGACATAGTTATATCATGCTACGTCTTTAACGTCAAGCCAATTCGGTCCGATTTTTGCCTCTAAAAGTAAAGGCACATTGAACTCTATACCCCATCTAAGGGTAATAAGTTCTAGTAGTTTGTCATTAGTATTCTGTATGACGTTGATTACTTGTGACTCTTCGTCAGGATGAATATCAATAACAATACTGTCGTGAACAGAGTTCACTATACATGATTGCATACCCTTTAGCAACCCCTCTATATACAATAAAGCAATAGGAACAATGTCTGCTGTTGCAAAGGACTGCACAGGGTAGTTTTTGATCTGTGTAAAGTGTGACACACGCCCACTAGCTTTACGCACCACATCAGGGAACGAAAACTCACGACCACTAGGCGTGGTTATTTTTTGTGTTTCTATAGCTTCTTTAGCCAGTCGGGAATGCCAAGCTGCCACCCCTTGGTATTTGCTGTTGAAGTGTTCATAGTACGCTGCTTCCGCTTTTGTTCTACCGAAGCCTGTCGCGCCGTAGAGTGGCGCAAACGTATGCGCTTTCGCATCCTGCCTACTCGTAGGTTGACCAGCATCGGTAATAACTTTAGCGGTGTATGCATGTACATCAAATCCAGTAGATACTTCTTCAATTGCTACCTCGTCTTGTGATAGGTAGGCTGCAGCACGGAACTCCAACTGTGCGAAGTCGGCTTCCATTACCTTACCACCTGCAAATCGTGACACAAATACTTTCTTGACAGGGAACGTACCGCCACGTGGCATGTTCTGCATATTAGGATTAGCCCCACTAAAACGACCAGTGGATGTGCGATGCTGTAATAGACTTACATGAAGCTTACCGTCCTGCTTAGTATAGTTACGTATGCCCTCAACAAAAGAAGACAGGTATGTATCTACGGCACTAAGTCGGCGCACCTTGTACAAAAAGTCAACGGCCTCATCCATACCTTT